GATGCTGTATGGCAGAAGACAGTGGTGAATCCTTCGGATCGGAGGTTCGTCGTGCATTGCGCGACGGCATGCTTTGCTTCCAACGCGGAGCATGCCAAGAAGAAGTTCAAGCGCCGCGCGATGGAAAGCGAAGAGCTGTTGCAGTTCTCTGTCGAGGAAGTCCCGGTGTCTGACGGTCTGGCGCGGGCGAAAGACGTGAGCATATTTCCGAAGGCCAGCCTGATCGGTATCCGTCTCTGATAGGCGCCATGGCCGGACGAAGGAAGCAGTGGACTGACATGCTCGCGACGCGTCATCTGCAGCCGGCGCTGTTCGAGCCGCCTGCGCAGCCGAAGCGGCGCCGTGCTGGTACGGTGAGGCCTCCGCGGATCCTCGAGAAGCACGTCAAGACGGCGATCGAGCAGTGCCTGAGATTGCATCCAGCGGTGCTGTCGGTCTCTGTCGTTGGGGTGTCGTCAGGCGAGATAGTTCGCCCTGACGGCTCGCGAACTGCCTGGCGGCGGTGGGGCGAGCCAGGCACTCCAGATATCGTCGGAAAGCTCAAGGATGGCCGCCGCTTTCGCATCGAGGTCAAGACGCCGGCGAGGCGAAACGCGGTCACGCCAGAGCAACGGGATCGACTCGACGAGACGATCGCCGCCGGCGGTCTGGCCGGCGTGGCCTGTTCTGTCGAGGACGCGCTGGCCATCGTAGAGGGCCGGGCATGAAATCGCGAACAAGCCTGGCAGATCATCTGTTCGCAATGGCCCTGTCGCTTGAATCTGGGGGCGGCGAGGCGTTTGTCCTGATGCAGTCTGCCGAGAGGCTGGATACGCTCGAATCGCGGATCAGAGACCTGCAGCAGGTTGCGTTGTACCTGCGCACGACACTGGCCGATGTGTCTGCGACGCTGGCCGGCCTGCAGATCGGAACGCAGAACATCGACAACCCATCCGCGGAAGCGGCGATCAAGGCGGCCGCGGCGGTACGTGCGGTCGCCAATTTCGATCTAGGTGGGTAGCGTGGCTCGGATCCGCACCATCAAGCCAGAGTTCTGGACCTCCGAGCAGGTGATGGAGTTGTCGCGCGACGCGAGGCTGCTGTTCATTGGCCTCTGGAACTTCTGCGACGACGCCGGCGTTCATCCTGCGTCGTTCAAGACGCTCAAGGCCGAGGTTTTCCCTGGTGACGACATCGCTGGGGAGGAAGTAAGGAGGATGGTCGAAGAAATCATCCAACAAGGGCTTATCGGCGAGTTCGAGCACGATGGCCGTCGCTGGTGGTACGTCACTGGCTGGAAGCATCAACTGATAAACCGTCCATCACAGTCCCGCTACCCCAGGCCGCCGCGCATCGCGCCGCTACCCCTGGCCGCCGGACAGGACGGGATCTCAGGAAAAGGTCTTGATGACTTCGCCGGAACGCTGACGACTGCCGGCGATGACCCCGTGCACGGTGCCGAACCGGACGCTTCCCAGGCTACTCACGGAGCACTCACTGAGGACTCACGGAGTGCTCACGGAGTGCTCACTGAGGACTCACTACAGGAAAGGAAGGGAAAGGAAGGGAATGTAAAGGAAAGGAAGGGAGAAGACAAAGAACCTGCGCAGCAGGCAAGTACCGAGGTACAGGCGCGCGAGGAACCGCCGGCGGCTGACGCCGCTGATCGTTTCGACGCCGCTGAATTCTTGATCGAGAAGGGGGCGGACCGGCAAACCGCGGCCGACTACCTGACGCTGAGGAAGGTGAAGAAGGCCGCATCGACCCCTACGGCGCTGCGCTCCATCGTCTCTGAGGCGGAGAAAGCCGGCATGCCGGTTCAGGACGTCCTGGTGACATGCTGCGCTCGGGGGTGGGCCGGTTTCAAGGCCGAATGGGCCGAGCAGAGGGCGCGCGATGGTCCGCGGAAGTCGATCCACGACCAGCGTAGAGACACCCTAGACGAACTCACCGGACGCAAGCGTGCAACCGAAAAGCCTGAGCCTCGCGACATCACAGCCGAAGTCATCCGCATTGCCTGAGCCGTGGATCGAGCGGCTTTTTGCCCGATTCGAGGCGATGTACGGAGCACGTTTCGCCGATGCGTGGAAGGGCTGCGACCTGCACAACGTCAAGTCGGTGTGGGCCGAGTGTCTCGGCGGTTACAGCCGCGAGGAACTCGCCGCGGGCGTCGCCAAGTGCTTGACAAGAGACTGGCCGCCGACGCTCCCCGAGTTCCTGCAGCTCTGCCGCCCACCGATCGACTACGACGCCGCCCTCATCGAGGCGGTCGAGCAGATGGGCCGACGCGAGGCGGGCAACGATCGGTGGAGCCACCCGGCGATCTACTGGGCCGCGGTGAAGATCGGCAGCTATGACCTTTCGCGCAAGACGCTGCGCGAACTGCAACCGGAGTGGAACAGGGCTTTTGGCGACCAACTTGCTCTGGGCCGGTGGCCGGAGATACCGGAGAGGCGTCCGGCGCTTCCTGCTCCCGGGAACACGCATTCGGCTGAGGTTGGCAAGGAAACCATCAAGGACATGCTGCGAAGGTTGAAGGGCGAAGCAGACGATCACGCCAACGCAAAGAGGGAATCCGTCGATGGCTCTTGAATCGCTATCCGGAGGCCTTGATCCGCTTCTGTGGGCCAAAAAGCCGCGGTCGCAAACGGCTTTGGACTTTGTGCGTAGGGGCGCGGCGGGAAACACAGACCTGATGGAGATTTTGCAGAGAAACATCGACGACGGCATCTGCACCGACGACGGAAAACTCCTGCGGAGATGGGATGGGCTGCAATGGGTCTCCGTCTAGCTGATCTGAGCGCTGACATGCGCGAGCACTACGAGGAGCGCGCTGCGATCATGGAGTTCGACGGCGGATTGCCGCGAGCCGATGCTGAAAAACTGGCTCTGCAGGACGTTCTGAGCAATTCGCCGTCGTCAGCAGAGCAAGAATGCCTACAGGACGCGAGCTATGGCACCAAGGCTGGGCGATCGGCAGGCGGTGGCTAGGTAGGATAGGCATGGCGACGCTCGTTGCTCATGCGTTGATTGTGGATGTTTTAGGAAACTGCGAACAGATGAAATCGTTAGCAGGCACCCTGGCAGCACCGTTCCCGTATTTCGGCGGGAAGTCGATGGCGTGCGAAACGGTGTGGGCAGCGTTTGGCGACCCAGAAAACTACGTTGAGCCGTTCGCTGGGTCTGCCGCGATGCTGCTCGGCAGACCCAACGTTGGCAAGGTGGAAACAATCAACGACAAGGATGGATTTGTTGCGAACTTCTGGCGCGCGGTTTCGCTTGATGCCTCCGAGGTGGCAAAGCACACGGACTGGCCGACGAACGAGGCCGACATCTTTGCGCGGCACTCGTGGCTGGTGCGACACGCGAGCGGACTGCTTGAGCGCCTGCATGCCGACCCGGACTACTACGACGCCAAGGTTGCCGGGTGGTGGTGTTGGGGCTTGTGCAACTGGATCGGCTCCGGATGGTGCAGTGGCACCGGGCCGTGGGTCCATGACGGCGAGAAGCTGGTGAACGACCGGAAACTGCCGCACCTTGG